AAAAAGGAACAATAAACGCTGTAAGTAATCCTGATGAATTTGATATGAATTTATTAGTGACACCTGGTGTTATTCATAGATTACATTCTAACGTCACAAACCACGCGATTAGTAAAGTTGAATCTAGAGCAGATGCTCTTTATATTATGGATTCAGCAGCTTATAACGATAGTGTTGAAACCGTATTGGATACTGTTAAGAATCTAGATACAAACTATGTAGCCACATATTATCCTTGGGTAATGATTCCAAATAGAGATAGTTCGATACCAGTATGGGTGCCACCATCAGTAGTTTTACCTGGTGTTATTTCTTTTAATGACCAAGTAGCTCACGAATGGTTTGCTCCAGCTGGATTAAATCGTGGTGGATTGACAAGTGTATTAGAAGCAAAAACAAGATTGACTCACGCTGAAAGAGATGACCTTTATGATGGTAGGGTTAATCCAATAGCTTCTTTTCCTGGTCAAGGTGTTGTTGTATTTGGACAGAAGACACTACAGTCTAAACCATCAGCTTTAGATAGAATAAATGTTCGTAGATTGTTAATTGCATTAAGGAAATTTATTGCAAGTACTTCAAGATACTTAGTATTCGAACAGAATACACAAGCTTTAAGAAATCGTTTCTTAAATATTGTGAATCCGTATCTAGAACAAGTTCAGTCTAATAGTGGTTTGAGTGCTTTTAGAGTTGTTATGGACGACACTAATAACACACCAGAAGTTGTAGATAGAAATCAATTGATAGGTCAGATATTTATCCAACCTACAAGAACTGCAGAGTTCATTGTACTTGATTTTGTAGTACAACCTACAGGAGCTACATTTCCTGAATAATTTAGATTAATCTAAATAAATGAAAAGCCCCTCTCACGAGGGGTTTTTCTTTTTTACTAAAAATTTGTTTATTTGATATTTATTTATGAGTAGAAATAAACGGATTTTTTAGGAGAAATAAGAATGGCTACATTAGATCCTTCAGAAATTATGTTCACACCGTTTGAACCTAAAACTAAAAATAGGTTCATCATGTACATAGAAGGTATTCCATCATACTTGATAAAAACGGCAAACAGACCTACGATTCAGTTCGAAGAGATAGTTTTAGACCATATTAACGTTAAAAGATATATTAAAGGTAAAGGTGCTTGGCAACCTATTGACATTGTATTATACGATCCTGTCGTACCTAGTGGAGCACAAGCCGTTATGGAATGGGTTAGATTATCACATGAATCCGTTACTGGTAGAGATGGATACTCAGATTTTTATAAAAAAGATGTTACATTTAATTTGTTAGGACCAGTTGGTGATGTTGTTGAAGAATGGGTACTAAAAGGTGCTTATATTGAAGCAGCTAATTTCGGTGATTTAGATTATGCTACAAGTGATCCAGCTGAGATTACTCTAACACTTAAATACGATTACGCTATCTTACAATTCTAAGGAGTAAACATGAGTTTTTTAAGAGAAATGCTTTCTAGTGATGCTAAAATCTCTAGTAAAAGATTTGTCGGTTTTATGGCTTTCTTTATGTTGATTTGTAGTTGGGGTGCAGATACCTTTTCTACATTTGAAGTCAAGGACAAGATACTTGAATGTTTTATGTACATTTCAGTAGTTGGACTTGGTGTCACAGCAGCTGAAAAGTTCGGTAAAAAATAAAATAGTTTTAAGACAAAATTAGTTATATATATTAATACAAACAAAGGAGTCATTTATGGCTGATTATAAATTTCCTACGGAAGTGGTAGACTTACCATCCAAAGGTCATTTCTATGTTGATGGTCATCCCTTATCTAGTGGTAAAGTAGAAGTGAAATATATGACCGCAAAGGAAGAGGATATCCTTACATCACAGAATCTTATTCAACAAGGAACTGTTATAGATGTTTTATTACAATCTTTAATAGTAGATAAAACAATAAATATAAATGAATTACTGATTGGTGATAAGAACGCTATTATGGTAGCTGCTCGTATTCTTGGTTATGGTAAAGATTATGAATTTGAATATGAGGGTGTGGAACAAAGTGTAGATTTAACTAAACTAGAACCAGTAAAAATAGATTTTAAAAAATTAACCAAAGGAACAAACGAATTTTCATATGACTTACCAAATTCTAAAAGAACCATTACTTTCAAATTATTAAATGGTAAGGATGAAAAGGAAATAGATAGTGAGATTAAAGCTATGGAAAAGATTTCAAAGTTACAATCATCAGGTCTAACTACAAGATTTAAAAAAATGATTTTATCAGTTGATGGTAATTTTGAAAAGTCGTTTATTAATAACTTTGTTGATAATGAATTTTTATCTAGAGACTCATTGTCTTTTAGACAACATTTGGGAAAGATTACACCAGATATGGATATGACAACAATTGTTCAGGACTCTAGTGGAAAGGAGACAGAGGTGGTGATTCCAATCACCGTGCGATTTTTTTGGCCTAACACCTGAGTATAAATTACAAATACACGAAGAAATATTTCAACTAATCCTACATTCAAAAGGTGGATTTACATTTACTGATGCATACAATCTACCTATCTACCTACGTACATTCTACTTAAAAAGACTACAGAAGTTTTACAAAGCAGAGGCAGAGGAGTTTAAAAAAGAGATGAATAAATACAAAAAGTGATATTTATTATTGAGTTATAACACTTAATTTTATTCGGAGAACATGATGCCTAAATACATTGTAAAAGAACAAGAAGGACTGATAAGTAAATTTATCGGTGCTATTTTTGGTTCTGTGGCAAAACAAGCTAAATCACAGACAATAAAAAAACTTCAGTCAACAGATCCAGAGTTGGCTAAGAAAATAAAAGATTTAGAAAAAGGTAGAGACGACATCGAAAAATATATCAAAAAAAACAGAAAAGAGTTGCAAAGACGTTATCCAAACGTGGCAGGATTTTAATAGTAACAAGGAAAAAAGATGGCAGCTAAACGTGGAAGACCGTACAAAGACCAAGCTGAAGACCTAAGAGAAGTAATAAGTTTAGAGGAACAGGCAGCAGAAGCTGGTGAAAAACACTTTGGTGCAGTTAATAAAGTACTAGGTGTTACAGAAGACCTTGCAAAAGTAAACCAACTTATAACTGAAGATGGAAGGTTACGAGAAGGTGTTACTAAAGACCAAGTTAAGAGTACTCTAGACCAACTTAAAGCGAGTGCTGAGGGTAGAGATATTATAATGGATACTTTTCCTGGTGTCTTTAGAATGGCTGAGGGTGCTAAACAAGCAGCTGAATCATTTTCATTATTATCAAAATCCCCATTAGGTATACTTGGTATTGTAGTTGCAATTGGTGCTGCTTTAGTAAAGGTAGCTGGACAAGTGGCTGAAACACGAAAAGAATTAGGAGTGTCGGTAGTAACTGCTGGTAAATTACTTATAGCGAATAAAGCTCTAGGTGTTGCTGCAAAAGGATTTGGTTTAGAGTTACAAGATGTGGAAGAAGCTCAAAAGGCTATATTATCTGATTTAGGTGGAAGTGTTGATGAGGCAATAAAACTAAGTTTAAGTTTTGCTAGAACAGCAGCTGCGACAGGTCAGACCAGTGATGAGTTAGGAACAACACTCTCCATAATGGAATCAATATCTAGTGCTAGTAGAGATGTATTATTAAATCAAATTAGGTCTAACGCAGCTATGATTGAAGCAGCTGGTGTAGCACCAGCATTGGTTATGAAAGATATAGCACAGAATGCTGAGTTCTTTGCTACCTATGCTAAAGATGGTGGACAGAATCTAATTGCAGCTGGAGCTGCAGCTAGAAAACTTGGGTTAGACATGAGTGCAGTTTCTAGTATAACAGAAGGATTATTAAATTTTGAACAATCTATAGAAGCTTCAATGATGGCATCACAGTTACTTGGTAGACAAATAAATTTAGATAGAGCAAGACAATTAGCGTTGGTTGATGACCAAGAGGGTATGATGAGAGAAATACTAAAACAAGTAGGTGGTGAAGCTGAATTTACTAAATTAGTAGGTGTACAAAGAAAAGCCTTAGCAGATGCTGTTGGTGTAAATGTAGAACAACTATCAAGGTTGGTAAGAAATAATCAAGCATCTGCATCTGGTCAAATAACTAGAGCTGATGGACAAACTAATATGGAAAAATTACAATCAGTATCCAATAATTTTTTAGAGAGTATGGATGGTAGTCTTAGGACTATAAAGAGAGAGATATAATGGCATTTTTAGAAGAAACAGCAGATTTATCACAACTCTCACGTTCAGGACCTAACGGAGATCGAAGAGATATGACTAGAGGTAATAGAGATGTTACTAATAGATTTACTGGTTATTATAGTAATATTGATTACCAAGTTAAATCTGGAATACCTGAACCTCTTTCACCAGGAATATTATACTTAGATTCTAAAAATGATTATCCACCATTGTTTGACCAAAAAAATGTGTTTAATGTAAAATTTAAAGGTGTTTCTAGATTAGAAAATATTGGTAATGATGGATTTTTTGATGCATATTATAGTGAAGTATTAAATGATAAAGGTAATCTTGGTCTTAGAAGTAGTAATAAATCAAATTCTAGAAATTTAGGTTTTAGTGGATTTTTAAATCCACAAATAAAAAAATTAAACGCAGGTATTAATATATTTAATACCCTACTT